CTAAATTTACTTGTCGGCCTTCTAAAGTTATCAAGAAAACTTTGTAGAAAGGTAGGTTTCTTTTTCTTAGTCATAGTTCCATAAGCAGGAGCTTGTGGTAATAATGGCTGCTCTACTTGGCCAGGAAGTGGAACATCTTCTCCCCATCCTCCACTACCGCTTCCCACAGGTCTTTCGTGAGGAAGTCTTGCTCTTGTTTCTGAATCTACCATATCTGGCCTCACTGACGACATAGCAGCTTTAGGTCGTGTACCTTCTGGCATACGCCTATCAGCAAAGAATACATTAGTCCTTGGTATAATAGGAGGAAGACCAAGTTTGTCTCTAACCGCACCTTCACCATAATCTTGCTCTATACCACGAGCAAACCTAGTTCCTACATTACCAAGACGAACTGCTTCTGTCTGTTCTTCTTGAAGTGGCCCACCAAACTCCTGCGCAGCCATAAGCCTATTCATAGCACCTTCCTCTTGAATCCTTGCAGTATCTCCTATGTCAGTACTCCGCATACCCTGTAAAGCTTGGTCATACTCAGCTTCCTGCCTTCTTGCTTCCGAAGTAGAAACACCTGTTGCCAGATTCCTTCTTCGAAACTTTTTCATTGTTTCACCTAATGAAACTCTCATAATCTTACCTCACTTTAAGAAAGGTCAACGATTGACCTACATCAGTTAATGTTTGTATATATGCTGATGAACTTCACTCTGACTCTGTCCAACACTTTCACTATCTGTTTCAGACCAATTCATTCCACCATGGAAGTTATATCCTGTTGCAGTATTAATGGAGCTAAGTGCGCTTGCAGCCAACTGAGCCATTACACTTCCACCTGCCTTAGCAGCTTCCAGTTGAAGTTCTTTAACAACAGTAAAAACTTTAAGGTTTGCCTCCATTTCTGAAATTAATATATCTGCTTCTATTTTAGCTTTCTGTAATTCAAGACTAATCTTAGTACTAAGTGTTTCATAATACGCTTTTTGCATTTCAACAGTAGCTACATACTGAGCTACATTAGCTTCAAGTACTTTAACCTTTGCTTCAATAACAGCAACTTGTGCTTGAATACCAGATATATAACCATTAATCTCTGCAACATAAGCTTCTACTCTAACAGCATATTCTTGAAGTCTTACCTTGAACAATTCAATACAAGTAGTCAGTGCAAACTGAGTTTGTGTCTGTGCTAACTTAGTCTGGTTAACCAGAATATCATTGTTTAAATCCTCAGACTTTCTAACTATCTCACTTGAAAGTCGAGCCATTAAACTGGCAACTACCCCAGGTAAAACATCAAAACCTCTTGAAGCATAGAGATTTTCAAGCTTTTCATATTCATCTCTAAACTCTTCATCAAGTCTATTCCTTGCTCTATCATATATAGCATTCTCTACATCTTCATTAATACCAGAACCACCATTTAATAGTGTTTCATTTATATTGGTAAAGACAAGATCTAACATAGCTTCAACATCTGTGTCATTAAATGAAGGTGGACTTGGTAGTGAGCCAGTAATAACTAATTCCAACTCCAGCGGGTCAAGTGCAGGAGGAAGTTCTATATTAATATCTGGAATTTCAATAACAGGCATTTCTATTTCAAGTGTCGGTATTTCATACAACTCAAATAGTGCTTTAAGTTCTTCAAGAAACTCTTGCGCAGAAGCAAATGCTTCATCAGCATACTCTCTTGCCTGCGCAATTTGAGTAGTCGTTATATCAAGTGCTATATCTTTTATGTACTGACTGTCAGTAGCCATTAGGCATTCTCCTCAGGTACTTCATATATCTTAACTTCTAAATCAATAGCTTCATTTGCAATACTAAAGTCTAAACTATTACTGCTTATATAATCAGTTATTAAAGTATTTACTGTCATAGTAAAATCAACACTCTCTAATTGCTCTCTTGGGTCTACTTCTAAGGTACTTTTGTACTCATTAACTGCACATTTAATATCTCCAACAACATTATAAGTTGTGCTTGATTGCTGCTCATGTATTTGTCTTCCCCAATAACCAAATAACTGAACAAATACTTCCCCACTGAAAACTGTCAAGTTAATAGGAACATCATAGCCTAACCATTCTTTAGATATATTATACGAAGATGGCCCACAAGTAGTTGCTACCCAAACCTTAGTTACTTCATCATATAAGTATAAAGGAGTAAAATCCCCAAGTGGAGACTTAAGCGTACAGTCATATACATCTCCATATTGATAACAAGCATTATCTTCAGCTATTAATTCACTATGTGCACAGTGGTCATAATTAGTATTGTATACATTATAAGAATATGAATTATACTCTCTTTCATAAACAATAGCATGATTTCTTACACAAGTAGTTAATCCTGCAAAAGCTCCAGGTACTGTAATAGTAAGATTATAACTTTTAAGCGGGCCAAGAATAAAAGCTTTCATATCATACCATCTAAGTTGATCGTACCAGTCCCAAACTGCCCCGCACTCTGGACAAGTTTCCCATGTTCCATGCCAAGAGCCATCATACCATTCTCTTGGTTCAACACAGCACCAATAATAATCATAGCCACATGGACCACTTGGTACATCGTAAAAGCCGTAGTATCCCCAGTAGTTAGATAGTGTATTGGTAAGTGCTCCACAACCAGTATTAGCTGACCCTAACCCATTACCACTTGTTTCTCCAGCAAGAACTACACTGTAAATACCATTATTATCTGTAGCATCCTCAGCCATGCTTGCTGCAATCCAGCCATCAACATCATCTTCAGTTATAGGATACTCAACAAATGCATCAGCTAATGCTCCACTTCCTACATCCCATATAATATACTTTGAGTCATATACTGGATTCTTAACCTCAATAACCACAAAGTTTACAGTGATTGGATATTCTTCCTCAACTACCGGAGGAATAACTGGAACAACTTCAGGAAATGTAACATCAATTACTTCTTGTCCTAAGATATTTGCTACTTTAATAATAGCACCACTTGCTAACCTAACAGTCTTTTGTAACTGACCAAGGTTATTAAAAGCCATATCTCTATTAAGTTCATCTAATACCCTTCTTGCAGTAGGAAGCAACAGCTTCGCAGAATCAGTATCTCCATGAAGGCGAAGTCTATATGGCATTAAACTCTCCCAAGAACAATAGGAAACATTTCAAGAGTATCTATCTCAAAGTCAGCACCTCTTACATTAATAATCTTAAACTTCCAGTAAGAGCCTTTTCCTTCCCTTCCAACAGGAATCTTAGTTTTTGACCTAACTGTCTTAGGTTCAAACAGTCTTCTCCTTTCATTCCCTTCATCATTTTCAGTATAAAGTCGCAGTGGTTTACTTGCCGTTCCTCCATAATAAACACTTCTTACTCGTTTCTTATTATCTATACCAAAATCACAGAGTGGAAAAGTAGCATAAGCTACTATATTTTCCCCACTATCTTCTCCACTGTCCAGTCTATAAAGTCCCGAGTCAGAAGCACCGAAAGATAAATTACCAATACGACACATACTATTAAAAGTAAAGTTTGCATATTCACTAAGTCCCAATGTTTTAAGGTTAATTGCATACCCTGTAACTGCACCAGATGAACTAGTTGAAATACTAGCCTGTAACAATGGAAGGATTATAGCAGCAGTAACCAGTATGTCATGTATCGAAGTTGCTCGAAGTATAAGCTTTGGTAGTTCAATAATAACTGAGCATAAAACTGGAGTTGTAGCAATACCACTTATAATTAGTTTAGGAAGCTCTATATCAACAGTACATATACTACCGACAACAGCATTAGCATCAGCAGTCAATAAGGGAAGTTCAAGAGTAACAGTAGCACCACTATAGGCCACCATCTCTAATGAAGGTAGTATTACCTCAACACTGCACCCTGTACGAGCAGCTGTATTAATGGTCAAGTTTGGTAATGTTATAGCAACTGCTACACTTATACCAGAATCTCGGACATACTCAGTAATAGTAATTGTATCAAAAACATTAACGTCTGGCATAGTTTACCTATACTGATGGATTAGTAACACTAAAAGTATCAATAGTAGTAGTTGCTCCAACTACAACAGTTGTACTGCTCATAATCATTTCAGTTCCGCTTGTTCCACAAGCTCCATCAAAACGTACTGAAACAGAACTTGCTCCCTGCAATCTGTTATTAGCGTAGAATCTGAACCACCCAGCGGTTCCACCACCTCCTATACCAATCCCCTGCCACGTTTCACCACTGTCTTTCTCAAGTACTCCAGCTGTCGGGTCATCCTCAAATTCAAGCCCATTAGTTGGCGAACTTGGAGTAAAAGTCAGACCACTTTCAGATATGATAAGAATATTAGTACCACTTTCTGTAAGATCTGCTGTTGCAGGCTGAGAACCAGTGTAAACATAAATGACGCCATCAAGGAACAAAGTTCCAAAGCTTGCTCCTACAAGGCTTCCGCCTGTTTGAGCCATCATTAAATTTACTAAGCCTGTACTTAATCGAAAAGCCATTTTGTTTCTCCTTATAATTATGGATTCAGTAATCCAATATATTTGCTTCCATCAAACAGACCTGCTCCATCAAGAGCAAAGTCTATGTCTAATCTTTCCATTGTCAAGTTATGTATAACACCTTCTCCACTACCAACACAGATTCCCTTCTCATTAAGCCACATCCACGTTTGCCCAGTATGATTAAGACCCTCTGGAAAGTTTCTTGGGTCTACTTTAGTATTAGTTCTTGCTATAGTACGATAACTATCAATCTTAGCTATATGAGCTTCTAATGGATTAAGTCCCATTATGAAGTGCAAACCTTCATCAGTACCCACAAACATACCTGCATTCGTAGGACATAGCATATTAATGCTACTGGTAAATGGAATGAAGTCCTGTCCCATATTAAACCAGTAATTTGCCCACGGCAAACTAAAGAACAGTGTATTACCTCTTGCCACATATACTCTACCACTTAAATAACTAATAAACTCACCAACAGGAGCTGAGGTAAAGTACCTCATATCATATTTAACTCCTGGTGTAGTAGGTAAGGTATCACTAACCCAAGTCCAACTAACTCCATCCCTTACAACACCATTCTCAATACCGTTACTGTAAAAGACATCTTTACCAGGTTTTATATATGACATTTTCCTATAAAGTGTAAGTCCTGACCTTAGTCCAGTAAGAGTACCATCCTCAAAGATTGAAAACAGTGCGTCATCCATCACACCAAGACCAAAATCACCAAAACCTTTTATACTATGCCAGTCACCAGCATCAATAGAAACAAATCCATGCCTTCTCTTAATTTTACCCTTATCAGTAATATCAATATTAACAGCTTCACTAAGTTCAGTAATTCCTGATTCTGGGTCATAATCAAGATGAGCATCAGTTTGCTTCTTATTAAGACCAGTAGTTCTTTTAAAAATACTCAATGGTTTTCCCATTAGCTGCCCCATCCTTCTTCAGACATAATATGGTGAACTCTTCGCCGTGCAAAATACTCTCTCAATTTAACAATTCCAGAATGTTTGCTATTTTCAGCAAACGAAAGGTTAAAGTGTGTTCCGGTATTTATTTTCTCGCCTTCAATACCGTCTTCAATAAAGTTATAAATAAGATATGCTGCACCGTGAACAAGTAACAGCCTGTGCAGCGAAGCTGGAATAACTGCTACTTCATCATCGTCATCAACCAGTACAGTTGGTTGCTTGTAAAGAACAAGAACCAATGTTTCTGCTACAGCTGGAATTTTCTGATACCACAGTATATTACCTTCTAAGGCAACAGATTCAACTTCTCCAGCAGCATCCCAATCACTTTCATAATAAGACAGCATATCTTCCAAAGTAGCGTAAACATCTATTCCATCTTTAATAACTTTCCTGAGATTACCAGAGAAACCACCTGACACACTTGTAAGATTGACATAATCCTGAGACACAACCGTATCAACAGATACAACCTGCTTTAAATCTGGTAGATTTATGAGATCTGCCGTGTATGAAAGCGCTTGGTTAATATAGCTGTCAATCTGGTCATCAGTCCAATCAGGATCTTGAATTATAATTATAACTTCATCTCGTATTTCTTCAAGTAGCATGGTTCATTCTCCAATAATTCTCAGAAAAGTCAACGGTTGACCTTTTTAACTTAACCCATTAAAGGCACTCTGTGTACCAGTGCATGAACTCTTGCAACCCCACCAGTAATAGCAGCATCACTTATAAGAGTTGCATAAACTACAGGAACGGCTGAGTCCGCAGGAATAATCTTAACAGGTTGAACAAATGTAGCAGCTGCTAAGGCAGTAACAAAGTCTGTTGCAGCCCCAAAGTAAGTCCCCACAGTCCCATGAGTAATTTCAGTATTGTCAATATAGTCATCAAGGTCAGTTGTAGTAACAGTACCTCCAGTAGTTGTACTCTCTAAAGGAATAGTACCGTAACCAATATCAAGTGTGATAGTACCACCAGCAAATAAAGTGGTAATTTCACAGCAAATTGAAGTTATTAGAACAAGTCCTCTGTTAGGAGTTGCCCCGCCAGTAAGAGGAAAGGAAAATAGCACCGCTTCTGTGTCATCTGCGTCCTTAGTAATTGGTGCACTGGTAATCCAATATGGATTCTCCAGAGTTGTTCCTCTTAAGTCAGTCCTTCTTAAGTCTAACATCGTATTAGCCATATTTAATAATCTCCTTTATTAACCCATTAGAGGCACTCTATGCATCAAAGCATGAACCCGTGCAGAGCCAGCTGTGATTGGAGAAGCACTTGTAAGTGCAGCGTAGACTACAGGAACAGTAGTGTCTGCTGCCACAATAACTACAGGGTCAGCAAAGGTAGCTGCAGCAGAAACAGTAAGCCAATCACCAGCAGCCGGAAAATAAATTCCAGGGGTAGCTTCTGTAATACTTGCTGACGGAAAGAAATCATCTGCATCAACATCAGTACAAACACCACCTGTAGTTATATCGTCTGTTGCAAGACTGCCAGTCCCAATAGTCATTGTAGGTGTGCCACCAACAAAGCCAACAATAATTTCACAACAAATTATAGTTATCAGAACAATCCCTCTATTCGGGGTCGCTCCACCAGTAAGAGGGAATGAGAACAAAACAGCTTCTGCATCATCCGCATCCTTATTAATCTCTGCACTGGTTACCCAATAAGGATTTTCAAGGGTTGTTCCTCTCAAATCCGTTCGTCTCAAATCTAACATAGCCATAATAGTATTCTCCTTTTAGTGAATAACAGAATACATGGCAGTAACGAAAAAGGTACCACCAGTTCCACCATTATCATCGCAAGTTAGGGTGATCGCCCCACTTGCATCGTTAAACCATTTACCCCTACTTGCTGGTTGCCCATCTTGAATTGCTCTTACTACACCAAGAGAATCAGCTTCTCCAAGAATAGTATCTATAAAGCCATCTGGGTCAGCAGTCTCACCATTTCCCATAAAACCTACTGAAACAAGAGCACCAGCAGCTGTTGCAGCTAATGTCTTAATTAGCCATACATCTGTAACAAACGCAAACTGTGGGATGTCAATAAGACAGTAGCTATCATCATCAGGGTCAATGAGTGTAACACTTCTTGCAAACCGGAAGTTATCCGATTTCCTTACGTGTGATTCTTTATATTCCATAACTCATTATCTCCTTTTAGGTAAGTCTTGCACCCCAACTTGAACCAGTGATTGCTCCGAAGTCATAACCGCCGAAACGAGTTTTCTTATAACCAAGAATACCACCACCTCGAATCATAAGAAAGCGTTTTGCGTCCCTTGTGTAAGGAACGAAAGCCATTACACTTGATTTACTTTCACCTGCTCCGCCCCACGCCCAACACGCTGCCTGAGCACCAACCAGAACGTTCCGGTAAACATTGGTCTGTACTGCTGGGACCCTTTCAGATTTCATAACAAGCAATCCATTGTACTCAAACTCAATATTTGGTTCACCGAGTTTGTTGGCACTTCTGAGCATATCACCCCACTGGCCAACATCAGTATCATGGCGCAGTCTGTCATACACAAAAGTATGCAGGATTACTTTGAAATACTTCCTACCCTTAATCATTAAGGGGCGTACCTTTAAAGCTTCATTGGTAGGTACTTCCGCCCTTTGCTTCATAGCATCAAGGAAGCCAAGTGTCATTGTATCAGAAGCAGTCATAGATGCTTCTGCAACTTCATTCATAAGCATCTTATGGTCAGTATCCGGCTCTTCAATTGCTTGAGCAAATTCTACTCCAGCCACCCTAAAGGCACTGTTTCCACACAGCGTATTGATAGCCATATCACTCAACTTATCAACCCACCATTCCTGCAGACCATCTTTCCCTTCAACAAGCAGGTCATAAGGAACTCTTTGCTCTTCCATTTTACCGCCAGTATCAACTGCATGGTTCAGTTCTTCAATAGTCATCTTGAAGTCTTTAAAGCGCAGCTGTTCTTCATTGCCCTCTACAGTACTTCTACCGACAACACCTTCACCAGTTAGAGGCAGACGAATACCAAAGGTTACTTGATCACCTTCGCCTTTCCCTAATTCAGTCCTAATCTGAATCGGACTGTTTGTTCCTTTACCTACCAGACTTGAAAACTCAACTGCAGGGAGAATCATTTGAAACAAGTCCCTTGCGTGTTTCTTTCTGGTCAGGTTATCATTAGATACGAAAATTGTTTCAGCCATTTATTAATCTCCTTTAATCCAATTCATTGCGGAGATACTTATCGTATACATCTTTTGGTACAGCATCAAGTTCATCTTCTTCCATCTCATCAATCCTTTTAGCTGTCCAACCACCTTTATCACTTCCACCTTTCAGATTACCAATAGATGTAGTTTCCTTTACAGGAACTTTAGGTTTAGTCTCCGCAGTAGTTTCAGTTTTACTCTCGTCGGTTTTCTTTTCAGTTTCCTCTTCCTTAGCAAAGTCAGGATGATACTGCTTAATTACATCATACATATATTTGTAAGGATTAGACATTTTCCAGATAGATACTTCAACTTCAATCCTACGTTCTTCATAGTTACCACCTTGTTCCTTAGTAACATGTGAAGCAATAGTATCTACAACATCATTAAAGCGTTCTGTTGAAACAACCACTCCAACGTCAGACCACTTTTGTGTCTCAGTCATTTGCTGTAATAGAACATCTAACTGACCACCACGAGCTGCCATCACACTTTCCTTCTCATTCATCAGCTCTTCAATAGGAGTTAAGTCTTCTTCAATATCCTTTTCCTCACCAGTTACTTCATCAATAACCTTACTCGTTCGTTTATCAACTCTGGCAAGTTGCTGCTTAAGCAGTGTAGACTCCTGTTTCTGGTTACGCAAAAGACCTCTTAGCTCAGAGAGCTCAGCATCTCGTTCAGTTCCTGTAATTTGCGTTTCTTCTCCAGTCTTCGTTCCATCTTCAACATCCGACTTTTCTTCTGTTCCCTGTCCTTCCTCAGTTTTCTCACCTTCTTCAGTAGCATCCGTTTCTGCCGTCTTGTCTTCTGTACCTGTACCTGTCGAGAGTTCATCAGTCTTCTCCTCAGTTTTACCGTCAACTTTTACTTCTTCTATTGCGCCAGCATCAAGCGCTGCAGTCAGCTCATCAAGAGCTTCTTCTCCTACAGTATCTTGCGCTTTAACTATTGTCTCTCCCATTTTATCCTCCAGTTAATCTTTTGTTGTACTTGATTTCTTAGCTTGTATAATTTTAGCCTCCGCTTCCTTCTCCTTAATATCCACCTCCTTTTCTTTCAACTTCATTTCCCATTCAGCCATTTTACGGTCATGGTCAGCCTGTTTAGCTTCAGCTTCCCTTTGCGCATCATGATAAGCTTTT